ACTTGGTAAAGATAAACAAATGATAGAATCAATTTTAGATAATGGACACGATTGGGCTCAAGACCATATTGCCGAAGCTAAAAATAATATGGACCAAGTATTTGATTTTATCATGAATGAAATCGAGGGTGAAGATTTTAGTAGTGATGACGCTGTAGAAGTAATGTATGAAGGTCGTAAAAAAGCGGGTACTAAATTATGTGCTCGTGGTAAAGCAGCGGCCGAGTCAAAATATGACGTGTATCCCTCAGCTTACGCTAATGGTTATGCGATTCAAGTATGTAAAGGTAAAAAACCTGGTTTAGACGGAAAAAAACGTTGTTCAGGAGCATATTGTTAATCAAAAATTTTGAATTATTAAAAAATCATAGTATGTTTGTAGTCAAATCATAAATAACATGACTATAATTAAAAAACTGTGGATTAAATATCGTCTATATCTACGTCGATTAGACCGAGAAAGTACCGAATTTGACATTTATATGTCTAACGTGAGGAAATGTTCCACCATATGTAGAAAACTCATTCATTCGGAAGATTCTGAACTCATAATTGCTCCAATATCAGACAAAAAATATATCCGTAATGATAAATTAGGTATTTTTGTTACTATGGATGGTGGACAAGTTACAGTAACTAATCATACATACAGTTATTTTATTAAATTGAGTAAAATTCAATGGGATAAATTGGTCGGTACATTTCGTAAAGAAATGGAATTTAGAGCAATGGAGATTGAAAAAGAATTAGAAACTCAAATTAATCACTCACTTGATAATATTTATAATAAAATAAATTGTTAATATTAAAGTCATGTCAAAGTTAGATACACAAATTAAAAAAGTATTAAGAGAAATGTCTGAAGAACCTGAATACGGAAGATTGGATAGAAGTTTAATTCAAGATGTTATCGATAGAATATTATCTGATGAAACGGGTGAATATAAAAATGCGTTAAGAGAATTAAATTCTGAATACAATACAGGACAATACTCAAGACCTGAAAGAACTTATGAACCTCTTAAACCAGGTATTAGAGTTAGTAAAAGTATTTATTAATCTAAAGCCTTCCTAATTAAAGATATTAAGACCGATTCGTTGGTCTTTTTCTTTTTTGGTTTGTATGAAGTCATAACAGGTTTTTGACCTTTTCCTGTTTGAGTATCTTTCTTTTCGGCCTTTCTTTTTTGTTGACAAGCCGCTTGTTTTTGAGAATCGGACATTTTAGCAGCCACACCAACCGCTCTACATTTAGGATAACTTTTTTCACTACCCTCAGGTCTACCACAAGGTGGATGTTTACCATCTTTTTTACTACAAATATTAACCCATGGACCTTTAGGTTGTTTACTACCCTTTGGTTTTTTCTTAGTTCCAAACCAAACACCTAAATCTTCATTAGTATCTTTTTTTGATTCATTCACCGAATCTACTTGATAATGTGGTTCGAGTCTCTTAAATGGAGCATACGCATATTCATCATCTCCTTCATCAGGAGCATCTTGTCTATAATCTTTATCTCTAATATGTTTTGCTAATTTTTCTCTTTTTTGAATTTCTTTTTTAGATTTTTTAACATGACCATCTAATGAATCGTAATTTATTTCAGCGTCAACATAATCAGATACAGGGTCAATAAATGGCATTAAATTTTTATCAAACCATTTTCTAATTCCTGGTCTAATTGGTGGTTTGTATGTGCCACCAACAGTTGATGTCGTAGAGGCTTCATTTAAATATTTCTCATATTCAGTTAATTTTTTAAAAATATCTAATAAGTTCGTGCTTTCCATAATCAATTTAAATTATTATCATTATATAAATATTACAAATTATGGAACATTCTAATGAAGATATATTAAAAGAAGAAATTATTGAAAAATTCAAAAATTTAAATCCTATTGGAAGTTTATTTGATGCTATTAATTATACTTCTTATGAAGATTTAGACAAATTCATAGTTAATATGTCTCAAGAACAATCTCTTTATTGTTTAATGGAGGCAGTTAAATGCTCATACAGAAGAGGTGTATTTACTCTTGAGGAAAGTGAAGCTATATCTAAATCACTTAGGATTTTATCTAAATAAAAAAAGGTCAGATTTCTCTGACCTTTTTTATTATCGATTAAGATAAGATTATCTTAACTCATTCAAATCGAATGTACGAACACCATCAACGATGATACGTCCATAGAAACGGTTATTAACCATCTTCTTAGCGTAACGTGTCATAATACCCTTGATAGGAGTAAAGTTGAATGGGTTATACATTGTTGGAGTTAATTGTAACGGTACGTATGGAGCGTAGATGTAACCAGTATCCAATAAAGAAGTACCTTTATGACCAATCAACACAGTGTTAGCTGGGAAGTATGGGTCACGGTATACTTGGTAACGACCACTTAATGTACCAACTCTCTCAATACCCATGTTGAATTGGTCCTGCTCAGGAGCCGCATTTGATACGTGGAAGTATTCCAAGTCATCAAAGATAGCACTGATTTCAGAAGATACAACAATCCAGTTAGCTCCACCTCTTAAAGTAGACTTATGGATTTGAGCTGAAATTTGGTTGATTGCAGTAATCAACGTTTGATTCCAGTCCTTTTGAGTGTAAGGAGTTGATTGGTTGTTCAGACGCTTCCATCCGTTGTAATCCCAACGTAATGTCCAAGCCGCACCTTTACGTAAGTCACGTAAAATTTCACGGTCAATTTCAGCCGCCACTTGCTCAGATAATAAAGCTGTTAATTCAGCTTCAGCATCGATGTTGTGGAATGCCGCAACGTCTTGTGCCATTTCTGGAGACCATTGTGCTCTTAATTTTCTTTCTGTTACAGAAACAGTTACTGACTCAAGGTCAAAAGAAACTTCACCAATCTTATCTTCAAATTCTAACTCTTCGTAACGTCTCCAAGCAGCTTGGATGTTAGTATATGCATTACCAGTACCAGCAGTAGCTCCTGACCAATATTGGTTAGTCAATGAAGAACCTGAATATCCATCAGGAGTTGATTGTCCACATGCGATACATGCTGGAACTTGTAAATCAACTTCTAAATAGATAAATCCTTTTTGGTCACATACGTTATCATAATAACCACCATTACCACCTGTAGTTTGAGCTCCAGGGAATGCAGCTTGTGTTGAAGTGTATTGAGGACCATACATAGCCTGACCATACTTCTGAGTTACAACACGATATAAAAGTGGAGTATATGTTGCAACACCCAAGTCGGTAGCAACGTTTGTGTTATTAGTATAAAGAACCAAATTAGATAAGAAAGATTCAGTATCTTGCTCTTGTCCGTCAGGTCCGATTAATTTACCTATACCACTAGCACTTAAACCTGAAAGTGCAACAATAACTTTACGATATTCAGTTTTTGAAGCCGCAACTTGTCCAAGAAGAGTATAACCTGAAGCAATTAACGCACCATTAGACCAAGCAACTGTCGGTGTGTTTGCAGTATAAGTTACAAAACGTCCTTTAGAATAATCGAATAAACCTGCTGGGTCAAGACCTGGCTCAGTTCCTTCGTAGAATAAATCATAAAGATTTTTTGTATATGCTCCTGAAGATGTACCATAACCTGCGTTAGGGTCACCAGGATAGTTTCCAGGAGAACCTACAGGTGCGTAGTGGTCACCTGAAGTAACGTTTACACCATTGATTGAAGAACCTCCAGAATAACCTTGGATTTGAGGTACAAAGTAGAACAATTTACCGATTGGTAAGTTCATAGCTTGTACAGAAACGATTTCGTTAGACAATAATTTAGAGAACACACGTCTGATGATAGGGAATACCACAGTCTCGAATGAACCTGAATCTGCCGTAGAAGATGCTTCGTTAATTAAATGTGACGCTTGGTTTTCATACAATTGTGCAACATTTTCTTTTAGGTGGCCTTTAAGACCTTCAAGGAACCCTAATTTGTCCCATTTGTTTATAGTGTCTTCTTTGATAACTTTCAAGTGCTTAAGACCGATGTTACCTACTAATCCACTTTCTAATAATGCTCCCATTTATTTTATAGGTTTTTTATTTTTTAAGTTTATTTTATTATTTTTGACATAATGTCTTTCATTCTCAAGAATTGAGGATTCTCATAAGTCTTAGATTCAATCAGATTAACTGCTGAACCTGACTGTGGAGCTTTATCAATTACTCTTTCGATTGACTCAGTCATGAACTTTTTGGTTTCCCCTCCAAGTTCGTCTTTTATTGTTTTATACAAAGCTTTAGACTCTTTAAGAGTTTCAGCAGAATCAAATCTTCTTAAAACGTTAATTTTTTCCTGCTTTGATGTAGAATGTTCTGTGAACAATCTTGTAGCATATGCTAAATTTGAATTAAATACGGCAACTTCGTTAAGTTTATCTCTAAACATATTTAGAGCCTTTCTGTATTCTTCATTTTTAGCCTTTAACATTTCAACTTCTTCCATGATTTCACGGTTTTCAAAAGTTAGATTTCTGTTAGGTGTAACACCTTTTCTTAAACCACGTCCTTCTTTAGAACCGAATCCATAAGTACGAGATGCTTCTTTAGCTTCTTCCTTAGTGAATTTTTTTACACCCTTTGGACTTGGCATGTCAAACATTTCACCTTCTTTGAATTCAAACTTTGGTTTAGATGTTCCTTTAGTAGGGTTAGCGTGTGATTTCTTTTCGTTAAAACCACCTTTAGATTTTTCATAATTAAATTTGGCTTTACCTACAGAACCTTTTGTACCAACTTTTGGTTTAATAACAGATTTAGATTCGTACATTACGTCTTCTTCAAACGTGTATTCCTCTTCTTCTTCACCTTCTTCCATGGTTTCAAAATCTTTGTAATGACCATCAACGTCTCCGATTTTATGACCATCTCGTCTTTTATAATCGTGTTCGTCTCCGCCATACATTTCATCTAATTCTTCTTCAGCTTCATCATCCATTTCAATTTCGTAAACGATTTCTTCTGATTCTTCTTCATTATCTTCTTCCATTCCAAACTCCTCTTCTTCAGATTCTGTTTGAATAAGGTATTCATCTTCTTCATCTTTTAAATGAATGAAATCACCTTCTTTTTTAATTTCAAAAGAATCATCTGGACTCATTTGTTTGTAAGCCTTTAAGACATCTTCTAATGAATGGTTAGATAAATCCATGATTTCATCAGATTCGAAATCATCTCCACCACTGATATCAGAAAAATTTGACATGTCGAAACTTTCTTCAGAATCTTCGTCTTCAGACTCGTCTTCTTCAGACTCGTCATCAAATTCAAATTCGTCTTCCTCAGAATCATCTTCAGATTCTAATTCGTCTTCAACTTCAAATTCATCTTCTTCTTCAGCCTCATTTTTCATAGACTCTTTTACTAATTCGCTAATTTCTTCTTTCATTGTAGAATGAAGTATTTCTTTTGCATTTTCATTGATTGCTTCTTCCAAATTTTGTATTTGGATTAATGCTTCTTCAACTAAGTTTTTTTCTGCCATTGCGTAGTTATTTTATTAAATAAATATGCAGATGTTTAGAAAAATTAATTTTTTTTGGTTTTTAAATAAAAAAAGGGGACTTTTGTCCCCCTTTTAAATTCTTTTTAAACTTTGTGATTACTCAAACACTTCGTCAATTTTACTTTCACTTACTGAAGTAATTCTCCAATCATAACTAAATGATTTGTAAGCCTCAGTAACTTTAGCTTCTACATCAGTAACAGAATAACCTTTTACAAGTTTTTCTTCTCTTACCTTTTTAATTTTTCCTGTGTTTTCATCTGGCAAATCGTATTGGATTTTAGCCACAAAGTATTTTTCGTCCATTTCCATAATTGTTTATTTTCCTAAATAATCGGAAAGTCTTCCCATTAAATCAAGCGATTTGTTAACTGTTCTTGATGCTTTCATCTCATTTTCTTCTTGTAGGTTCTCCTCAAACGCAAATCTTCCATCAGGTTCAGTAAATAAATAAGCTCCTGGTGTTGATGGTGAAGATACCAAGTCAAAACAAATTAATTCAAAATCATCTTGAACTTCATTTTGGTCACCTACCTTCTTTAAGGAACCTACCCCTCTTGACGATATACCTAACGTTACACCTAATCTTAATAGATTTGCCGCTTGGTCACCCTTTGTTGATACGATACCTCTTTCATGGAACCCTGGTGAAGTTAGAAGTAATAACTTACCTAATAGAACATTACCATCCCACCACATCTCTGTAATCATGTGTGATACTCTATCTAAATCTATCAATGAAGACTCAGGGTGGTTAAGTTCTGATAAAGCGGTTTTCTTACCGATATAATTTTTTATATAATTTTCAGATTCTCTCTTTAAAATTCTTTCAGGATATATTCTACCGTTTCTATTGGGTGTATTATATTTTTGTAGAACGGCATAGAACTCAAATGGTTTTGAATAATCTTTAAAATCCCTACTTTCTTGTAAGAATGTTTGATTATGTTTTTCTGTCGGGGAAACATATCCCGCATCCATCTCAATTAAAATACCTTTTCCTGTCTCTTTTGGACCTAATATTTTGTAATTTTGCATTTTACCTTTTTATAGATAAATATTAAATACTTTCTATTTTATCGGTTGTTTTTATTTTGTTCGATTTTGTAAGATAAAATTTGAAATATTTTGATTTTTTAAAAGATTCTTTTTCTACATAATTTATGATATTTTTAATAGAATTTTTTAGTTCTACAGATTTAAAATCAATATCTTTTTTCAAAAAGAATGTTACTTCTAAATTCATAAAAGACCTTTTCTTAATTGTTATTCCACTTGTCCTTAAATCTAAATCAACTATAAATTTTTCATTTAGTAAGTCATTGTCGATAATTTCTATTAAGTTTGTTTTAATATTTTTATTAAATACTGATACAATTCTATTCCAACTTTCTTCGTGTGTCTTTGGTTCAACCCAAGATTGGATATTTAAATAAATTGATTTTAAATTTTTTGAGTCAACCGTACCATAAGAACATTTTATTTGTTTATATCCTCTAACCACACAACTTTTTCCTTTTTTCATTTACAAGTTTTTCATATCTTCGTTTATTTATGTAAGTAATATTAATCAACAAAAACCGAGTTGTCAAAATGCTAATAATTCCCGTAAAAAATAACGATTTAGAAAAATCTTTAAAAAACTTTAAATCAAAAGTTTTAAAAACCAAAATGATTGTAGAGTTACAAAACAGAAAAAACTACAAAAAAAAATCTGACATAAAACGTCAGATTTTAAATGATGCTATTTATAAAAATTCAAAAAATAAAGATTTATAAATTTTGTGTTAAATTCATTAATTTAATATATTCTTTTTTAGAATGTTTTACATTTGTAAGTCTTTCTTTTGTTTCTAATAAAACTTTTGATAGTTCTTCATCAGACTCTGAAATAAGAGTGTCAATTTTTTGAATTGCAGTTTCTTTTAATTCTGTAAATTTTGTTTTTAAATTTTCATCATTTGATGATAAAATTTCTTTAACAGAATTTCTTTCAGATTCAGTTAGGTTTTCTAAATATTTTTCAGCCGTTTTATTAGCAACTTTTAACATTGAACTAATTGGTACGTTTGTAGATTTAGTTTCTTTTATTATTGGTTTTTTACCTAAAGACTCAACGATTGATTTTTTAGCAATTGATTTCTTTTCAGGTTTTAGTAAATCACCATAAAATAATTCATCAATTGTTTTGTATTTGTTTTCAAGTACAATATCCTTAGTCCAACTTTTAACAAAATTTACTGTATTTTCAGATAATTTAATTTGTCTAAATTCATTAGATAAATCATCAACCAAATAAGTTGCGGTTTCTTTATCTAATTCTTTATTTTCTTTTAAATTATCATATATCGACATTAATTTACAAAAATCACTATTTTTAAGTAATTTTCTTTCAAAAAGTCGCATATCAGTTTTAAGAGTTCCTTTAACAAAGGAATCAATTAATTTATTTTCTACTAATGTTTTTATTAATCCAAATCTCATGTCTATATTTTTTTATATAAATATCAATTCTTTAGTAGTTTATCTAATTCGGTACCCATTTCACCTAAAGAATTTTGAACTTTTGACAAATCAATCAATTCATCCTCATTTAACATACCTCTATTTTCTAATAAAATATTTAAATTTTCTTTATTTCTCTCATCGTTTTCAGGTACAGTCCCTCCTTCTGCAGGTGGTGCTGGTGATGGTGATTCAGGTGGTGCCGGTGACTCTCCTCCCATATCACCCATTCCTCCTAAATCAGGTGGTGCTCCTAATCCTCCTCCTGTGTCAGTTGCCCCACCTTCAGTAGGTGTTCCAGCCGGTTCACCTTCTTTTTTACCATACAACTTGTCTATGTTATCAAATATACCTGTGTGAGTAATAACTTCAGCAGTTTTCTTAAGTTCTTCACCAACGGCTCTTTCGATACGTTGTTGTTGTAAATCAAGTTTAATTTCATCATCAGAAAATCCAAGAATATGTTTCTTAGCCCATGACATAGAAACTGCCGCAATACCACTTCCTGGGTCGGCAACCATATCTTTAAATAATAGTATTTTTTCTTTCCATACATCAATCTTTAGTAAATCCGCTTGTGTTGAAGGATTTGTTAAACTTAATGTAAAGTTTGATATTTCATCCTCAAACCCTAATATGAATAAATGTATTATCGCAATTTTATTTAATTCAGAAATCATATTCTTTTGAATACGATTGATGGTACGAGCGAAACGAATATCTTGTAATGATAAATTCTTACCATCACCAACAGTTTCTTCAAAACCTAAAAATGCTTTAGGAACACGAAGAGCTGTTAACAATTTCTTTTGGATATACTCAATATCGGCAATCTCTGATAAGTTCGCAGCTCCCGGTAATGTCTCAATCGGCATTGTTTGTGTAGTATCTCTAACAGGAACGAAATAATCTTGGTCAACCGCCATCTGATTAAATCTCATATCCACATTACCTGTCTTATGGTCAACCGTTTGACTTCTCTTAAACTTATTAGCAAATCTTTGGATATATGGTTCAACATCCGCATCATCCATGTTACCAACAAATACTTTAAATACACGTCTTTCAGGTGCTCTTGATGTTCTGTAAATTAACATAGCATCTTCAGATAACAATAATTGTTTCCAAATACGACGAGCCTTTTCTAACATAGAAGTTCCATAAGGAAGTCTTCTATCATCACCAAGTAATCTAAAGTGTGCAACTTCCCAAGTATTAAACTCTAAATCCTTTTGTTTCCATTTGAATTTTAAATGTTTCTTTTCAGGATTTGTTGTCGAATCTGTTGAGTGAGCACCCATACCTGCTTCCAATCTTTCAATCTCGATGACTGGTAATTGCATACATCCTATAATACCTTTTTCAGGGTCTAATTTAAGATATACAAAATTATCACCATACTTACATGTGTTTCTTATCCACATAGGTAAGTTAGTATTAATATCTAACGCATTGTTAAATAAATCACCTAAAATAGATTTAATTCTTGTTGACTCAGAATAGATTTGTAACATAAAACCATCCTGATTAATTGTTGTTGACTCTTCAGCATAAATGTCTAAAGCCGCACCAATTTCAGGTGTAAATTCCATTGACTCGTAGTCATAAAAAGACGCTAAACGAGTTGGTTCATAGTAAACTGCCTGTGTATATAGATTATTCTCAACCCTACCCCATTGGTTTGCTAAGTAATATGTTTGTTGAGCTTGTAATTTCTCTCTATCATATTCAGATTTAGAAGTTGTCTTTAAAAGTTCCTTCTTATCATATTTGTACGTAGGATAATCCTGACCCAAAAGAGAATTGGGTCCAAATGTTTGGGATAACCGTTGCCATACCGTTAGTTTATTTTCACTCATATTTTAATTATAAATATTCTTATAGATTATTAAACAATTTATCCAATATTATATGGACATGAACCTAAATTAGTAACACTTAGATTACTTCCAGTAGGTTCTGAACACAAACACATATATACTACATAGTTTTTAGGTAATGTAAACGATGTCGGAGCATCAACAAATGGAGGTGACATACTAACTGTTGCAGTAGCTCCTGTTGCTTCAAGTCGATATTGATTAGTAACACAAGTTCCACTATTTCTAGTACAAGCAGATGCACTAGTCGAAACCACACCTTCTACAACTTGATAAAAATATGGTGGTATTGTATTTCTCGTATTATTTCTTAAGTTAAAGTTTACATCTAAAAATGCAGTTCCTCCACTAAATAATCCTTGACTACTTGGTGGGTTATTTGTAAAAGTAATTGCTGAGTATGAATTACAATACCCTGTATTAAAAGGTACTGTATTACCAAAAAATCCATAAAATGTCTCATTATTACAAGTACCACCAGTACATGGACCATAATTAGCTTTAATTATTGATATATCTTCATTAACAATTCGTGCACATACTTGGATTGATTCTCCAGCATTTATATTACCAATAAATACTGTCCCCGAACAATCGTTATAATTATAATTTAAGGCACCTGCAGTAGGGTTTGTTAAATACCAACAACGACATTCTGGTATTGTCGGTGTCGGTGTAGTAGTTTGGGTAGGAGTGATTGTTGAAGTTATTGAAGGTGTTGGAGTTTGAGTATTAGTAGTGGTTTGAGTATTAGTAGGGGTTTGAGTTTGAGTTTGAGTTACTGAAGGTGTTGGTGTTGGTGTTTGGGTTTGCGTATTAGTCAGAGTTATTGAAGGTGTTGGTGTTGGGGTAGGTGTCGGACAAACTCCTGCATTACAAAAAGGTGTATCTATACCTATTGAAATACCAGGTGCACTAATTGAATTTTGTTTAGCACAGAACCTTGTTGTTGTATTAGGTAACATTGACCCTGTAATTGTACCTCCCGAACATGAAATACCACTATATGATAGTGGAGGAGCGAGAGGAGCTCCTGTAATATAACTTAAATCATAACAAACACAAGATATTTCAGTTGGTGTTACAGTTTGAGTATTGGTTGGTGTTATAGTATTAGTTGGTGTTTGTGTCGGAGTTTGAGTGTTTGTAGTCGTTACGGTTTGAGTTATTGATGGTGTCGGTGTTTGAGTTTGAGTGTTTGTAGGTGTTTGAGTTTGGGTTAAAGATGGCGTCGGTGTTTGAGTTTGGGTTAAAGATGGCGTCGGTGTTTGAGTTTGAGTTAAAGAAGGTGTTGGAGTATTGGTCGGGGTTACAGAAGGTGTTGGAGTTAAAGGAGGTCCAGGTTCACCCTTTGTTTGTTTTATTAAAAAAACAAACTTTTTTAATTTACCGGTTAATGAACCGAAATTTTCTTGGCCCTCAACAATTAATTTTGAGCCGGTAAATATTCTACCTGATTTTTTTCTATCTCCTGTTCCCATATAATGTTATCTTCGTCCCCCGAATAACCATAAATAGTTTTCGTAGTCACTTTTTGTTGCCTCTCGTTTAATGTTTTCTTGTTGTTGTGAAATTACCGGGTCCATGAATTGTCTTCTGTTAAATTCATTTGTATTAACAGTCCATGAGTCAATCATCGCTTTTGTTTGATTTGTAACCTTATTAAGTGATGAAAATGATGTTTCACCAACATAAAGAGCCATGGCAACAGACATAATCAAGTCATCATGTTGTCCCTTTTGGTGGTCAGGTCTTCCATTCACATAAATAAATGTGTTCATCTCATTTAATAAACGAGTTGAGTTTATTCTAAACCCATGTCTTAAATATTCCTCAAATGTTGCAATAATTTGAACTCGTTTAGCATTAAAGTTAATTCCTGGTATTTTTTCAGTCGCCTTTGGGTCATATTGCCACTTATTTGAAATATCAACTCCATCAACATATACATTTCTATATCCTAACTCTCTCAATCTTAAAGATGTCGTAACTCCCATACCACCAGTGATATCCACAACAATAAATGCATTATACATATTACCCCATTTATAACATATTTCAGCTAAAGTGTCAGGAGGAAGTTTACCAACGTACTCAGCAACCTGTTCTCTTGAGTCAAAATCAACAATTTGGAATGTTGAAAAGTCTTCACTATCACCACGAGATACGTCAACACCCATAATATATTTTTTACCTATTTCAGGTTCTTTCCAAATCCATAGTCCACCACCCATCATTTTTGTAGGAGGTTCCTTAACCATATTTATCCTTAAATCTTCCAACATATCAGAATTAAATACGTTATCCCCCGAACCAAGAAACGCACATTCCAACTCCTGATTGACCTTACGTTTATCGTACTTAAGTTTTTTAACCATTGACTCATACCAAGATGAGTTTGGTTTATAACCCTGTGAAATTAGTTGTCTTATCTCATCAAAGTTTTTTTCTTTATTGTTATATTCAATAATTTCAACATCAGGATATTCATTACGATTTAAGTAATAATGAATAATATCTTTAACATTAACTAATGATAAATCTTTTGCATATCTTGGGTCTTTCCACCAAACCATTTCGGAAACTTTAAATTCATTCATTCCCTTTAACGCTTGGTCGTATATTTCATAATAAATTGCATCATATCCGTTTGGTGTTGATACAACTATCACCTTACCACCTGTGGATAAAGATGCCATACAAGCCGCCCAAAAATCACTATCTGCTTCAATATATGCAGCCTCGTCAAATATTAATATTGTCGGTGTATAACCACGAAGAGCATCCTTAGATGTTGCAACCGCCTTAACTTCACATCCGTTAGTTAATTTAAAATGTCTTTGTGAGTTTTTTTCAGATGAAAATCCAACACCAACCCAACTAGGCCATTGGTCAGTAAATCCTCTAATCTTATTTGCAACCTCAACCGCAGTATCTAACTTATTTGCAATAATTAAAACTTTTTCAGGACTATTCTTTTTAGCAAAAACAAGTTTTTTTGATGACCAAGCAGCTGTTACCGTAGATACTCCGGCTTGTCTATACTTTAGTGCAATATTTTCATTATAATTCTCGTAATCCTCAACCAGACTAATTTGGTCAGGAAATAACTCTAATGGGACATACTTTGAAACAGTGTTGTCATACGTCTGTAAATAAGTTTTAAGGGCGTATGGTGTTGATTTCATACACTTGGCATACTCCATTAAAACGGCTTCTTTAGATAAACTCATATACTATAAATATAAAATTTATCATAAAATAGAAAACCCTTCATCTCTGAAGGGTTTTAAAGTTTTTAGTTAATACCTAATCCTTTTAAAAAGTCATCAAAATCCTCATCATCATCGTCGTCATCATCCTCATATTTTTTCATAGTATCTTCATATTCTTCTTCTTTAAGTTCGGCAATGATTTCATCAACCATATCTTTTACCATTTTCTTTCCTTTTGGTGAACTTGATAAAATTTCACGAGCCATTGCAAAGAATTCATTTGGGGTAAGTTCTGCAAACTTAACAAGGAAATATTGTTGTAAGTTTCTCTTATCATCATCAAATAATTCATCAGGATAAGCTTCACGGAACTTTTGCCAAATAACAGGACCTAGTCTCATATCCCATATTTCACCAACAACAGTGTCTTGTGAATTGATTACAGCTTCTTGTCTTGTTTTATCTTTTGGTAATCCGTATGTTCCTGCAATTTCCATAACACCTTTAGCAAGTTCATGAATAAGGATTGGTAAGTTAACACCACGAGCCTTTACTGTTGGTGGGTCAGTCTTAGCATCTAACTCAGACATACCATATGTTGACTCTCCACCACCTGCCATACCTTGAACCATTGAGTCAGGCATTAACCAATAAAGAGAATCTGCAAATGACATAAAGACACCATACATATTCAGTAATCTTGGGTTAATAGCATTTAACTCTCTGTTTAATAATTCAAACATATAAGAAGATTGTTTAGCAGCACCCTGAATAAGTGAATTGATAAACCTTCTTTTTGCCTTTTCCAAATCAAATTTTTCAAATGAATCTATAAAATCTTCAAGTTGTTCTTGTTCTTCTTCAGAACCAAACATATCTTCAATTTCTTCATCACTTGGTTCTTCACCTTTAGCCGATAACTTACTTGAGTCAATATCATTTGGTTTAACCAATTTTACATCATATTGTAATGCTCCTTCAGGAATACCAAATTCTTTTTGAACAAGTTCAATAGCAAGTTCCTCCAAGTATTCTTTGTTTTCAGATTCAATCTGTGCAATTTCTTGCATAGCGTTCATTACCATCATCTGAAGTCTCATCATTGAATTCTGTGATGTTACATCCTCAAGACCTGTATATCTTTTTAATCTACCGATAACATCTTTAAATCTTTGGGATGCAATAAGTTGTTCAAAGTTAGATGGTTTATCCGGACCTTCAGGTGTGATTTCAGGAAATGCCTTACTACCTGAATGAGGTGTTTCACCTTTTTCAAATTTAGATTGAATATCAGGAGCCATTTTTTCAGGTCCTTCATATCCGATAGGTGCCTCATTAATTCGGTTAACCAATCTTTTTACTAATTGTTCTTTTTTCATCTTACTCACCTTTTAATTTAATATTCATTTTGCCAAAATTCAAATATGATGGTAATTCACCCTTTGGTCTTGGTTCAGCATCAGGCGCTGGTTTGAAAGGATTTTTTCTCGTAGGAGTAGTTGTTTTTTCCTTTTCTTTAGTTCTTTCCTTTTCTTTAGTTCCTGAACCTTTTGGTCTTGGTTCAGTATCTGGAGATGGTTTGAAAGGATTTTTTCTTGTAGGAGTAGTTGTCTTTTCCTTCTCTTTTGTTTTTTCTTTCTCTTTAGTTCCTGAAGATTCTATCATTTCTGAATTTTCTTTAGTTACTTTTTTTCTCATTAAATTCATTAAATCTTTTTTAGTAATTGCTGGTCTTATATTTGCTTCAACAATCTCTCTCATTTTTTGTTCCAAAATTACTTCATATGGATTTTTACCTTCTTTTAATGACTTTTTGACACCAAGAACACATCTTTCAAATTTTTTATCTTCACCTTTAGTGTAATCATCTTTCTTTTTACCTTCCAATCCTAATGATGATGTACAAATTGCAAAAGGATTTTTTTCAACTTTTTTCTTTGTTGTTTTTTTACCCTCAATCATTTCCCCTTCTTTGGTTGTTGCCATGATTTTTTTAGTTGTTGGGTCTTGAGTAATAGTTACCCCATTAACTGTTGCCCCTTTATCACCAATTTGATAAGTTTTTTGATTCGGGTTTACCGGAATTGCTTGTTCCTTAGATTCAGATTTTTTAACTGAAGTCATTCTACCAATAGGTTTATCCATTCCGACAAAACCTTGAGCATTTATCATACTCTCGTGTAAGTTTTTAATTTCTTTCAATGTCATTTTTGATAAAGTGTTTTTACTAACACCCATCTTAATGATTTCTTGGATTTGTTTTTCTGTTACCATTTTCTTCAAATTCTTTATAATACTCAAGGATTATGTCCTTTTCGTATAGTTTATCTTTAACCTGTTGTTCACTCATTCCAAAGTGAAACACTAATCTATTATCTATATCACTATCTTTTTCCCATCCTAATGCTACGACATTATCAATAGCATCTTTCATACAAAAAAAATCGGAGTTTTGAATGAGCTCCATATCTATTCCGTCTCTATTCAATACTCCTACTTTTTTAATTTCTTTGGTATCAGGTGGTGTTGGGTTCCCATTCGCAGGATTTGTATCCCAATCATCACCAAATACTTCAGTCGTTTCTGAGAAAATAAACTCGTAAGTTTTATTTCCTCTATAATTCGCCCCTAGTCCGTTAATAAAAACTAAATAACTCATAGGATATTACCTTGTGGAGATACCTTAAGTTGTTTGTTTTTATTTTCAAACACTAAATTACCTTTATTAGTTTTACCTACAAAAGTAATAAATGGGAAATTGCTAACAATCTTTTTTGATATTTCAGATTGAGCCTCAGTTAATGATAACCTTTCAATTTCTTTTGAGTATCTTACTTTTCTTGATTCTGAAATAACTTTTTGTTCTTGTTTTTTTTCTTTAATGAACTTTTTTTCGTTTTCATTAACTACAACATATTTTTTCAAAATTTTATCTACTTGAGACTCTCCGAAAACTTTAGAAAACATTCCGTCTAAATAATCCGCTTCTCCCATCTCTTCAAGTTTTGGTTCTTTCTCTGTTGAAGTTTCCTCTTCTGAATCAACATCAAATTCATCACTTTCTTCATCTTCTGAACCCATATCATCCATTTCATAGTCGGACTCTTCCTCACCTTCAAATCTTGTTAAGATTTCTTCTTTATCGTCTTCGTCTAATAAATTTAAGTCTAATGCCGACAATATTGAATTAATAATATACTTAACATCTTTACTTGATAATTCTTCTTCATTACCTGAATAATCTCTAATCTTTTGAGCTAACTTTCCAGTTAACTTTTGGATAGATTTAAATGTAACAGGTTCTCCCTCACCACCTTCTAATGGTTCTTCATCGTCCTCAGGCATATCATCCATTCCACCCATATCATCCATTCCACCCATATCATCTGAAGGTAACGAACCATCTGGAGATATTGCCAAATCATCATCTGATGGAGGAGTAGGTGACGATTCAGGTGATGGTGCAGGTGCTGGTGATGGTGCAGGTGCTGGTGCTGGTGGAGGTAAATCTGAAGGTGCTTCAGTTGGAGCTTCAACCTTTGGTTGAGGGGTCTTCAACATATATTTTTTATCTTCAGTAAATAAAGATATACCTTCACTAATACCATTAACTCTATTAATTTCACCAGCCATTAAATTTAATTTTCTCATTGCTGCTGAATATGAAGAAAAATGTTTTCTATTTTTAATAGGGTCGATATATTCTGAAGTCGATTCATTTATATCTTTTTTAATAATATATCCTAATTTTTCTTTAACAATTGAATATCTGTTACCATCAGCCAATGTGATTCTGTAATCAATTGATGATGTTTCATTTATAGAATTTGGAATTGTTTCTTTATATCTAGCAATCTCCATAATTCTTTGTAATTTTTCAATTCCTTGTAGTTTTTCACTACCGATTGGTTTTAGTTTACTCATTTTTTTTAATTATTTAATCCATTAAATCCACCAAGGGTTATTGCAGTTAATTGAACAATAGTATCTGCAGAATTTGACATACTACTATATATTGGGTGTGGTTGTATTGATGAAGTACATGCTTCACAATTAGTCACACCTGTATAATTAATTAACTTATAAGTATAAGTTCCCGACGAAAGTACTGCCATATTATTTTTTCTTTATAAATATACAGAAAATTAAGATTTTTTTAGATTAAGTAAAAAATCTATCTTTTGTTCCATTAGAGAAAGTTCTTTGTCTAAAAGATTATTTTCCAAATTAAATAATTTTTCTAAATAATCACTTCTTCTTAAGTATTTAAACACCAAATTCTCATAAGAATATTCACCTTCTTTTTTAAGACCTGAACTCCTATATTTTTTAAGTTTTTCTTTAAACTTTTTAATATATTCTCTTGCCTCATCAATATCTTTTTCAGTTGCGTTATCCACAACAGTGTCAATTTGACTTTTCCAGTGATTAATTTTTGATTTAAGAATTTTAGTATCAATATTTGAATCTTCTTTTTCAGGTTTTACATCCCATTCATCATATAGGACTGAATAAACCCCTGAACTAAAATGTGCTTCAGTAGCGTTTTGAACATAAAGTTCTACTTCATACCCAAAAATTTTAATATCATGATTTGTATTAAAAATAGTTTTTTTAACTTTAAATAACTCTTCGTAAAGAGATAGTTCAGTATCTGAAAATTGAATAAAATCACAAACAACATGTAAATCAATATCTGAATACTCCGACCAATTATAATTGGCTAAAGAACCTGTGAAAATAACATCCTCAATTAATAAAGGGACCCCAATAAAATCAATAAATTCATTAGCAGTTTGAAGTAATTTTTCTCTCACTTCCGTTCTCAATTGCATATTCTCATCCCAAATTTTTGAGTTGAGGTTATCTTTAGAGAAAAAACTTTTGATTATATTATTATCTTTCACAAATAATAAATATCAACTAATTACAATCTTTTATACTTATAAACTTTTGCAATATTTTTATTAAAAAAACTTCCTTGTGATTCCGCCATTCTAAATTTTGTATACACATCATGTGGTACACCTTCATATTCATATTGAACACCTGTTTTAAAATCAACAATTAGTTTTTTACTTTCGGTGTTAAAATCAGTTTTACTGATATTAGACGATTCAATTTCACAGATAATGTTAGTTCCTTTGATTGTTTCTTTTGTAATTGCCATAACTTTTTTTTTAATGATAAATAATTTTGAATTACATTTGTAGTTGAATTTAAGAACAAATTCATTTAATTTTAATAAAAACTATTTTATGACAGATTCAGTTGAAGAGGGTGGGAAACTACCAAAAAAAACAGAGGTAAATTCAAATACACCTGTGTTAGACAATTTTAGTCGTGACCTTATTAAACTTGCCGAAGAAGGTAAGTTAGACCCCGTTGTCGGTAGGGAAGACGAAATATTACGTATCGCCCAAATTCTTTCAAGAAGAAAGAAAAACAACCCAATTATCATCGGTGAACCTGGTTGTGGTAAGACGGCAATTGTTGAGGGATTGGCAATGAAGATTTTTGAAGGTGATTGTCCAAGAAACTTGGTTGATAAACGTATTTTATCATTAGAGATGAATTCGGTTGTTGCAGGAACAAAGTATCGTGGTCAATTTGAAGAACGATTAAAGGTTATCCTGGAAGAAATTCAAGCAAACCCAAATGTTATTTTATTCATCGATGAAATCCATACGATTGTAGGTGCAGGTAACGCCTCAGGTTCAATGGACGCTTCTAACATTTTAAAACCTGCATTATCAAGAGGTGAAATACAATGTATTGGAGCAACGACATTGGATGAGTATAAAAAACAAATTGAGAAGGACGGAGCGTTAGATAGACGTTTCCAAAAAGTGGTGGTTAGTTCTTCAACAAAAGAAGAAACATTACAAATCCTTAAGAATGTTAAAGACAAATACGAAAATTATCACAAAGTAAATTATACCGATAATATTCTACAAATCTGTGTTGATTTAGCCGAGCGATATATCACCGACAGAGAGTTTCCCGATAAGGCATTTGATATTTTGGATGAAGTCGGAGCAAGAGCTCAAGTAGATGTAAAAAATCCTGAAATAATTGACGAATTAAAACGTCAGGCATTAGAGATTAAACAACAAAAATTACTTGTTGTTAAAAAACAGAATTACGAAGAAGCTGCGAACTTAAGAGATAAAGAAAAGAAAGTTTTAT